TGAGAAATGGGTCGAAGGTGATGCCAACTCTAAAAATTGGTTGGACCGTATTGGTTCCCTCAAACGTACGGAACCATATCTTGAACTTCAAAAAATCACTGAAACTATTTACATGTATGACTACCGTCATGATGTGCTTGGTCTTTGGGACTGTTCTATTGAATTTAAAGTTGTACTCATTGACGGTAAGGTTCAATCTACCGAACTTTTTGAGTTTAAAAAAGTGCCCAGCGCCGACAGAAAAGAGCAAGAGCGCAAATGGCATGCAGACCGAGAATACGAGAATTCTCGTTGGTACAACCGCTTTATTTTCCACACATCGCCCTACCGCTGGGTTCGCCGTAAATTATCCATTACCCTTTACAAAACAGGTTCTTTCCTTCACACAATTTCCTATAAACTGCCATGAACCATACTGACAAACGCACCAACTCGTATTCATATCGTCGGAAACTGAAAAAGTTAACCGAAGCGATTAAGTCTTACCGAGGACTTAGAAAGATTCCGGGACAGCCTCCAAAGCTAAAGTCCTCGGCATCTGCCCGCGAGCTTGCCGACTATAAGGACAAGAATCAATTCCGCGTTGATCGCTCAACAATTCGTTATTTCCTCCTTGCCATGGAAGGCAGCAATACCGACCGCCGCTCAGCCAAGACCGAAGAAACTCCAGCCGTCGCCTAACATGAAAGAATTCCTTATTGCTCTTGTAATTGCATTTGCAATTGCATTCATTATATTTTATCCAATTGCCATCATCTGGTCGCTCAATCTTCTATTCGGTCTTACCATCCCGTTTACATTTAGCACCTGGTGTGCCACAATGGTTATTTCCGGAGTATTTGCCGCAAGAGTTACCGTGAAGAAAGATTAAACACATGAGAATCCTCTGCATATCAGATACCCACGGGCTACACAAAGCCCTGGGTGATTTACCAGAAGCCGATGTTATTGTACATGCCGGGGATTTCTGTAACCGCGGTTCCATGGAGGAATCCCTTCGGGCCCTCGGCTGGTTCAATGCACTTCCCTACAAGCATCGCGTCATTATTGCGGGCAACCATGATATTTTTATGGACCCGGGTCATCTCGACTATCCCAGTAGTGAAAGTGCCATTAAGGCAATGCTTCCCGTCTCGGAAGGTTTCCATTATCTAAATGATTCTGGTGCCACAATTGAAGGAGTTAAGTTCTGGGGTTCTCCGGTACAACCAGAGTTCTTTGGCTGGGCATTCAACCGCAGACGTGGTGATGCTATCCAGAAACACTGGGACCTTATTCCAAAGGATATTCAGGTGCTCGTCACTCACGGACCCGCATATGGTTTTGTGGATGAATGCCCCAATTACAAAATGCCTTGGGTGAATGAAAAAGTCGGATGCAGCAATCTGTTACAAACAATTCAAAAACTACCAAATCTTAAAGCTCATGTTTGCGGTCATATTCACGCTGCGTACGGTTACGCTTATTCTCCAGAGGATGTATTACACATTAATGCTTCAATCTGCAACGAACAGTATGTACCTATTAATAAGCCGATTGCCTTCGATCTAACCGAACACATCGCACAGGTCTACACTTATGTTTAACGACAATCCTTACAAACACTGCGTCATGGTTCATACCGTTGACGAATACAAAGCGATGCCGCGGCAATCCAGAGAACTGGTTGTGTGGTATTGGCCATTCCCTCTTTACATCAAACCCTATGCACTCAGTGCCGGAAAGGACCTTGTAGGCGAGTGGGAAAAATTTGATGCGTATGTTAAAAAGGAGTATCCAGTGCAATACTTCTTTCGCGATACCGTTGCTGGATTCTTTTGGGACATCGAAACAAGTTGCAAAAGAATCAAACGGAAGATAAAGCCCTACATTCATCATCCGCGCGCCGAAATGCGCGATAAGGTCTTCACTCGGGAGTATAATGATCTTGATTCTATCATTGTGGAATTCTGTCTGCAATGCGTCATCGAGTATGTCGACCGTGAGAAGTGCTTTGACCAAACTCTATTTGACTATTCGGAGAAAGTTAAAACCTTCGCGGCTCAATTAAAGGAGTGTCATGCTTATGCGACCAAGGGTCGGCAAGAAATTTTAACGGAAATCCAAAAAGCCTGGGAAGATGTTCCTCTTATGATGAACGATATTGCTCAGAATAAAATGGACCGGTATAATAAAGTCACTGAATTAGAAGACAAATTGGTCGAAGCCGACACTCAGGTATGTGAATGGGTAGTTAAAAACCGCAGACTCCTTTGGACCTAATATGCTTGCCGACGACGATAACGAACAGGAAAAAAACAAACCAGACTATTCCGAGCACAAGACCGACGTTCATACTAATGAATGCGTCTTGGAGTTTGCTCACGACATTATCCATTCTGCGCAACTACAAAATAAGGACATTAAGGTATCCATTGATTTCGATACTGCAATTAATTCAGGTCAAACACTTATTGCTGCCAAAGCCAAAATCGATTCTGATTTTGGTACTATAATGGTATTTCCTAATTTCGGAAAAAAGACTTCTTGTGCCTACATTCTCAACAGAGGTATGGTTAACCGTATGCTCAAGGAGGGTTTTTCTGAAGAGTTTATCCAACGGAATGGTGGCATTTACAGTGATGAATTTGAATTCACTCAGAAGAATGTAAAAATGCTTGGGTACTATCTCACACATAAAATCAATCATGATAACCAAAAAAGTTAAACTAATCAGCCACTCCAAGATGGCAGATGGAATGAAACCCATCGGAATTGAAAATTTCAGTATGGATCTTCAGGATCTTATTGCATTTTGTGCAAGAGTCTCGAATCCAAAGAATCAGTTCAATACCGAGACTTCCGACAAACTCATTCGGTATCTTATTCGCAACAAGCATTGGTCTCCTTTGGAGATGGTGTCTGCCTGCGTCGAAGTCAATACGACCCGAGATATTGCCCGCCAGATTCTCCGTCATCGCTCATTCTCCTTCCAGGAGTTTAGCCAACGCTATGCCGACCCCGTGAAGGAGTTGGACTTCGTAACGCGTGAGGCGCGCCTCCAGGATGATAAGAACCGCCAGAATTCCTTGGATACCGCAGATGATGCCACAAAATTGTGGTGGGAAATCAAACAGCAAGAAGTAATTGATTTAGCATCAGCAACTTATAAAGCTGCACTGGAACGTGGTATCGCTAAAGAGCAAGCTCGTTCTATTCTACCAGAAGGTAACACGGTCTCCCGTCTTTACATCTCCGGAACGCTCCGCAGCTTCATCCATTACATTGAGGTACGTTCGGGCAATGGTACTCAGAAGGAGCACATGGAAGTGGCTCAGAATATGGCTGTCGCTTTGGCTCCCATCTTTCCGATGATTACCGAATTTTCCGTAAATACTTAAAGATCAATCACTTAGTTTTTACGCAATCAATTTCAGCATTTTATTATTTACTTTGAACCATTTTTGTTTATTGTTATTGGTATCGATTGAGAAACAACAAACACTCATCAAATAACAATAAACACAAAACGCAATATATGAATACGAATAACACCGCTAGTTCCAATACTACCGCTACCACCAACACTCCTCGCCGCGGAGTCAAGAAGCCAGAGGCTATGTCTTTGGTCACGAAGTTTAACTTTCCAGCCACGCCGTTCACCCTTAAGGAAGCCGTTAATGCTATTGGTATCAACCACTGGTACGTCTCGGAGTACGTAAAGAAAAACGCCACCGTTGTCGGTGATGCGCCTAAGGCCAAGGGTTCCCGTGGTCCGGCTGCCAAGTTGTATCAGATCAGCAAGTAATTGCTTCGAGATTTTTGTTCATTAAATCGGCTGGCTACTAAGCAATTGGTAGCCAGTCATTTAGTTTATATTGGTTATCAACGACTTATGAAAGTTCAAAGTATTTTGTCGGGTTATTACTAATCAACAACTTAGGACAATCTATTTGATTTACTTTTAGTCGGAATGTTGTAGGATTGTACCATAATGAATAACACACCTATCAAAAAGCTTACTTTGAAATGCACCGTGACCGGCGAGCTGGTTACCTACCGCGGCTGGGATTACATCTCCATGCGTATCGAAAAGGCTGGTTCGCTAGAGCTGCTTGAAAAGACCTTCAGGTCTAAAAAAGGCAAACGCATAGGTTCTGCTAGCGCATCGACTAAGCCGGTGAAGGTGAAACAGACGAAGGAGCAGTCGGTTGCTTCCTTTAACAAGCCAAAAGGTGAATCTAGCCCGGCGGCGCTAACGACCAGCTATGAAGCCTGTCTCGTCGATGGAAAGTACATCCTTTCTAAAAACGGTGAGGAATACGCTCAGATTGTCACTAAACCTTGAAGTATTTTTAACCCCTATTGATCATCAATCACTTAGGCAAATCGTTTTGATTTACTTTTACCCAGAATTTAGTACTATTATCTTATGAAATTAACCAAGAAACTTCCAAACGGAAAATTCCAAGTCAACAAAGCTGCGGTTATCGCTAAGCTCCGCAAATCCCTCAAGGCTAAGCATGAGGCTCTCGCCCTTGGAGTTATCCAGGTCGGTGATCGTGAACGCGATTCGGTCATCTCTGAGATGACAAAGTACAATGTCGACAACTTTATCAACACCAACGAGGAATAAGATTTTATGAAAATTACTCCCTTGCAAAAGAAAATTGCAGATTTAAAGGTTCTAAAACAAAAAGTTAATAAACTAGTTCCCAAAATAGATGGTAAGAAATTCAAAAAAATACAAATTTTAGAATGTATTGTCGTACCTTACTATAAGGGTTCGCAATTCGCTGATCTGCTTGACCCTGAACAGTACGATGAGACATATCTTGTTGAAAAAATGATTCGCCGGTATAACCCGAATTTAAAAAAAACTAATGGTAAGCATTCGGATGACATTTGCAAGGTGACACGAACAAAGAGCGATACTAAAACGTCAAGTTTTAGTAAGAATCATATGAAAGGGTTCCCAAATTCGCATCAAGGTCACATTACAGGTGTTCGTTCACGTTCCGGAAAATTAAAAGACGGTGCTCTTCGTGTTGTAATAACCGATCCATTTTCCTTGACACCTCATTATTTCTACCTTCCAAAAAAAGTTTGGCGAAAGTGGAAGATTCAGGGTGGCGGAAAAAATAGTAGTGGTCAGCAGCCCGAGGGTTCAATTTCATACACATACAATCGCAAAACTGGCCTTATTCGTAAATTGGAACCATACCGCGTCAACTCTTTCATGGAATTGGCTAATAAAACAGATTAATACCCTATAAGGCACCTTCTATGAAAATTAAACAAACACGCGAATTCTATCCTTCCCATCGCACGGGTACTCTCACTAACGTCTCGATCGACGAAGTGAACAAAATACTCGGATTTTCCGCTACCGAGTCGCTCGATGCTGGAGACGGTAAGGTGACGGTCGAATGGCGGTTTAAAGCGACAGTTCCTTGCGACATTCCAATGGCGGGTCCTCGTGATATGCCGTGCGCTATCTGGGACTATAAGGGTAGTCTTTCGTTTAATCAATTGAGCGTCTGGATGCCACCCGAAGTTGGCACTCGCCTTTTCGGAGCAAATTACACAAACGAAGGACGGTACTAAAATGATTACCGCAACTGAAACTTATAGCCACGTGGGCTGGTCGTACCAACCATGGATCTGCCATGACGATGGTGACTGCACTAAACTCTGGCACGATTTCGTTCATGAAAACGGTACTACCGTCTTTTGTGACTTTTCACCATACGAGAAGATGACTCCCGAGGATATTCGTATCTGGATCGATCTTTGCATGCCCGATCGAATTGGTTGTAGTCCGCTCGACTCGCAAAGTCTGTTTGGCCTTTGGCGTAAAGAACACGGAATATGAGACTCCCCCTCTGCATCCTACTCCTTATTGGTTCGCTACGGGCCAACGACTGTGTACCGCTCACCTATCAGACTCTTTCGGGCCTTATGGATGCACCGGTATCCTATAAGGAATGGGTGCAGAAATTAGTTCCGGATAGGCGAACGGCTCCCACATTCTTTGCTTCGATAGAAGCATGGAACAAACGGATGCCAACTGCCAAACTCCAGTGCATCTATGTGGTCTCAAAGGGGCTCGATGTCATTGACTGCAATGTGGACTTCGGTATGCCTTATTTCTGGATCGGTCTAATACCCGACGAGCTTGCTGCAAGAGTACCCGGAAATGTGAATAGGGATATGGTTCATGCCGCCATCGTCATAGTCACCTCGGAGGAGGACTACATCATATTCCATACAGTGGACCAAGGGGTCTATCACACCGAACGCATTACCGCCAAGGAATTCTTTAGTCGAACGTATGCCGTATTCCGCGTCAATTCCAAGTCTCCCATCAACTGGAAACCATTACCATGAATGAAATCATCGTCTCCGGCGGTACCAAGCTACAAAAGAAGCTGGTCAAAGAAGCCGCCAACAATTACCTCAAGGACCTCATCCCAGCGTACTCAGTCATGCTACTGATCAAACTGCGTAAGGGTCTCTTTAAGAAGGATGGGCTGAAAGCAGATTGTATCTGGGAGGATGACAGGGATAAGCCGCGAGAATTCAATATCACAATTGATTCCAGCATGAAAATGCACGGCGTCCTACGGGCACTGGCTCACGAGTGCGTCCACGTCAAACAGTTTGTGAAACGAGAAATGTGCGATACCGACAATTGCTTTATCGTTAAGTGGAAGGGAAAAGAATACCACGTCAATGTCGGTAGTTATTGGGAACTACCGTGGGAAATTGATGCGTATGGGCGCGAGGTGGGTCTCTACGAAATGTTTGTGACCGACAAGCGGTACAACAAGAAACCGTGGTACTCTAAGGATCCAGACTATTGACCCTATAAATATAGGCATGTCCGACAATAAAGGCTTAGAATACGAAAAAGTTTTAAATAAAAATTTACAGTCTGCTGGTGCTCAAAGAGCAAATTTTAAACCTGCAGGCTCGGATTCTAATGCACCCGATGCTGAATTGAGAATCAGGGGTTATGACCATAAGGTAGAAGTCAAATTAGATACCAAAGTTGATTTTGGACAGGGCTCATTAGATTATGATCTAAAAAATAAAAAGTGGATTCTCGGCGGAGCAAAAACAGATTCTGCTGTTCAGATGAGAGAGTTTCTGGAAGCGATTGGTGTACCTAAAATGGTAAATGAAGCATGGGGTCAATACGGTCCACCTAAAAAATTTACAGTAGATACGGAATACTATTCAGACTCCGATGTTGCTCACGACTACAAATACTTTAAAGATGTTTTTGTAAACATACCAAAAAATTCTGTTGAAAAATACTACAACAGTAAGAAAACATATTACATTCAAATAGGTGCAGGTTTCGGTCTATATTTTATGGGCGAAGATGTTGCCGATCTTAAGGTACCTAGATTCGATCTGAATCTGCGTTTAAGAATTAGATTGAAACGAGGCGGTTCAATGCCTATTTACAACTATAGATTTACTACTGCAATTCAAGCCGTACAGGGAAGTCTAAAGAGATCTAATAAAAACTTAGATGATAAAGAATTCCTAAAGATATTAGGTTCTATATCAAAAAAGTAATTTAACCAACGCCCATTCCCTTACGGACATCATGGTACATGGCGTCCTTATGAGCAGCCGACATTTTTGAAGGTGCTCCTGCATGGAAGGCTTTCTTGTTACCCTCTGCAGCATGAGCGCGCATCTTGCTTGCTGAAATGCCGCTCACACCTTCTGCATCCGGATCACGTTGTCCCGCAGAGTGGACGGTAATTGATTTGAAATTGTAACCCTTGTGTCCACCAGCCGATGGCTTTCCATTGTACTTGTGGAGTAAACCGTGCATCTCCTTCGCGCGGTCGGAACCCACAATCACGTGTAGATGCTTCACGCCTTTGTCGGATAGATGAGCCGCGTGATGCAGAATCGTTGGGCTTTCCTTACTGGAAGCAACAACATTGGTACCAGGAAAGGCATGTTTGGCGTGCTTTACTTTCTGTTCGCCTGTGAGAGGATTCTTCTTTGCATCCTGCGAGTGAGACACCACAACGGTGTGTCCTGCATTATGCTTCTTTGCAATTTCATGGACCTTATTCACCACGGTTTCGTGCCCGTTGGTAATAGGATTCATACGACCGAATGCCAACACATGGTGCGAATCGGCTGCCGCGGCTTCAGTGACAAATTGTTTGAATGATAGCATGGATTATCCTCTTACTTTGGCAAAGTTTGCTTTTGCAAATTCGGCACGATTCACCAGTTTGGTCGGATGAGTCTTACCCTTGAATTTGTGGTTAATCACAAAACCTTCGGGCTTAGATTTTGCCGCTCCGATATGATGTTCCAGACCGCCTTCATGGGTCTCAAGGTTCTTTACAAGGGTATTCTTTGCGGCGGCTAGATGACTGTGCATTGAAAGAAGATTGTTGTAATGGCCCGCATGCTTTGCAACGTGGGAGACGTGTTCGGCACCGGTTGCGTGATGGCGAGCAACTGCAGCCGGAGTCTTTACCTTTGACGCCAGTTTGGCATGATGACCCATAAGATGCTTTTGGAAGCCCTGTGCATTTGGAGATTCACCGGTACGAACGGTCTGATTAATGTATGTTGAAAGATGTCCAGCCTCGCCCTGGTGACGTGCGGTTGCTTTGTACATTGATGCGCCGTGCTTGGTATGAATCGCCTTGGCTGCATTCATGTGCTTATGGAACGCACTTTGATCGGACTTGCCGTAATTAATCTTGCTGGTATCGTGTTCGGCAGTCTTGAGATGAACGTCGGGATGCTGTTTAAAATTGTGAGTGTCGGGATGCGGGCTTACCGACATATGCTCGACGCCCGGCTTATTCGGATGCGGATGGTACTGTTGATGCACCACGATACCGACATGAGATTGCTTTACCTTCTTTTCTTCATCTCCGCGTGCCGTGTAGGTAATAGTGTTGGGAGTGAATGAGACTGCTTCATGCAGTTTATGATCTTCACGGGTGTGCATGAGGTCGCCTTGATAGACGCCTTGCTTTGGAGCAACCTTTGGAAGATGCTTCAGAGCATGTTTCAACTTACCGACCAAGCCCGGAGCATGACCATGATGCTTTTCAATATCGGAATCAGAATAGTTTAATTTTGGATTCTTATTGAAAGCCGACTTGGTCGCAACAAAGAATTTCTTGGTGACTGGATGATGTCCGAAGACCAATGAAGGAGAACCATCATACTTCATGGTAAGGTCGGAACTATGTTTCTTCGCCTTCATATGCTCATGAGCATGCATGAGAGCTGCGTGTGCATGTTCAAATCCCTGCGAGCCGTGCATTAAAGGGCGGTCTTCCGGATGATGAATATGAGTCAGCTGATTGGGATTCGTTGCTTCCGACAACATATCGATGTACGTATCGGCAACAGATTGAAGTGAAAGTAGTTCAAACATGGATGTTCTATTTATAATAAATAACCATTTATGAAACTTACTCTTGTGACTCCCACATGCAACCGTCAAGAAGCATTTAAACTCTGTGAAAGATTTATGGCTCGACAGACGGTGCCTTATCATCAATGGATTGTCTTGGACGATAGCACAATGCCCGTCAATTGCACACTTGGTCAGCAGCATATCCATACGCCCGAGACCAAGGGAAAACAGAGTTTGGTGTTAAAGATGCGGAATCTATTCGAACACCAGGAAATGATTACGGGAGATGCCGTGGTCATTATCGAGGACGATGACTGGTATTCCAAGGACTATCTTGAAAAAACAATAGGCTGGTTTAATTCGGGCACCTACGATCTAGTCGGAGAAGGTCGCGCTCTTTATTATAATGTGCTTAAAAGAACGTGGTCGATCCATAGCAATATGACTCATTGCAGTCTCTGTCAGAGCTCGTTTAATCGTAATCTATTCCACGAGATGCCCAACATCCTCAGGGATACCTGCCCATTCATCGATGTTCGCCTCTGGAACATAAAGAAGGCAAGTAAAAAGATCCATGAACCCAAAGATTTCGAGAGAACTCTTATCGGAATCAAAGGTATGTATGGAGTCAGTGGTGGTTACGGTAACGGACACAATCGTATCGACGGTACCCGAGACCCAGCACTTGAATTCCTCAGAAAGAATATCGGAGCCGAAGAAACCGAATTGTACCGCGGCTTTTACGAAAACAAATAACCCCGAGATTGCTCCCGGGGTCAATGTTGTTAAGATTTACCTAAACGATTAGTACTGCTTTGGAGCTGGTGTCGAAGGAGCAATAATATCGGAGGTGCCTTTTACGACGCCGCCAACAAGATCGAGACCGCCGCCAACAACTCTACCCGCGCCAGAAACAACTTTGCCGGTGGCTTCAGAAGCGACTCCAAGAGTCTTGGAAGCATCCGACGCGCCATTGCCGACGATATTGCCTACGCCGCCGATAGCAGCAGAACCAATACCCTTTGTGGATTGGTACGCCGAATCAACAGTTCCGCAACCGGTGAGAAGAGCAGTGATAACTGCAAGGGTGATAAGTGTTGTGTATTTCATGCAGGTATATTTATAAAACCGAAAGCATGGACAATGTATAAATAGTATTCTACATAAACGGGTAACAGTAATTCCATTGTTACCTATGGGAAACTCGAAACTATCATGCTCAGTTTTAAAGACTTTACTCCAGTACAATATACCGGCGGCGAATCCGAACAGCAGGACCTTAACGCGATGAAGCGTAAGCGCCGTCCTATGGATGAAGAGAATGATGCTCTTGATACCCGTAGACAGGCGGACATTAAAAAGGACCACGAGAGCCTAAAGAGCAAATCCACAGATGAAGTCCATAAAATTCATCAGGGAACACTAGGTAGGGTTCATTCAAAATACACTCCAGCCGAAGTTGGTGGTAAAAGAGCAATGATCGGAGATATTCTTCGCTACCGCCACGGCGATAGACATGTTGCAAAACACTTTGGTCTCGAAGAAGAAACGGATAACGTAAGTGTTGGAAGAAGCCGAGAGCTAGCGATCATTAAAACTCTCCACGGTTTAGCGGATAAGGATCGTGAAAAAAAGCGGAACCGTCTGAAAAAGAAGCCTTCTAAGTAATAATGAAGTCCTTTATACAATTTGTAAGTGAGTCGGTTACCAAGGAGGTTGTTTTTACCTTTGGCAAATTTAATCCGCCCACGATTGAGAGTGAAGACCTCATTGAGAATGTAGCAAAGATTGCGAACGGTATAACATATCGCATCTATACTTCTCATGTCGATGACCAAAAGAACAATCCCCTCAAGCTTGAAGAAAAGGTGAAGTGGATGCGCAAAATGTCTCCGAAATATGCTCGGAACATTATGAGCGATGATGTTGATGGTCCTCTTGCCATCTGCACAAAACTGTTTGAACAAGGATTCACTGGTGCCACCATGGTTGCTCCTGCCGACAGAGTGGTTGAGTACCAAGCACTCCTGGATAGTTATAATGGTTTTGCATTTACCTTTAAAGGTGGCGTCAAGGTTGTTGCGGCAACAGAATGCAACAATATCCTTTCGGAATCAAAATTACGTGCTGCTGCGATTGCAAATGACCTTGAGACCTTTTCAAAGGGGCTTCCAGCCGACTTTGCCGAATGCGAGGATTATTTTAATGCCGTCCGTAATGGTCTTGGGCTCAAGGAATCCCGCAACTTTCGTAAACACATCCAGTTGGAATCCGTTGGCGACCGTAGAGAAGCATATGTGTCTGGAGAACTCTTTGAGATTGGCGACGATGTTGTCATTAAGGAATCCGAAGAGGTTGGCAAGATTACTCATTGCGGATCCAATTATCTTATTGTCGAACTTACCGATGGCAAGAAGGTCCGTAAGTGGCTGAATGCCGTGGAGCCTGTCGAGAAAAAGGTCATCATTCAGGAAGACCAGAAACTAGAAGAAAAAGCATTTCCAATCTATCAACCTAAAATTAGAGTACCATCAAGCGAGGGTATTCCTTTAAGCAAATTCCGTAAACAATCATGAAGAGCATCAAACAAATCCGCGAATCTAACTTAGAAGAAGTCTCAAAGAAAAAGAGATCGGATATGGCACGTGTGAATGCAGGTGCAATGTCCAAATCAGAATTTGATTCTAAATGGAAGAAGCCAGCCAAGAAAAAACTTGCTGGTCCCGGCGGTCTCTACAAGAATCTTGTAAAAGAAGAAAATGTAGATGAAGCTCATAAAGTAGGAGATAAGGTAAAGATTGTTGGCGGACCGAAAGATGTTCAGGGTAAGATGGGTCGCATTGGTGAAATCAAACATGGTTTACATAAAACAGCTGCAAAAACATATACAGTAGACCATGATGCAGGTTCTGTTCAATTAGGAAAAGAACACCTTCGTGCCATAAAAGAAGAACTCGGCGCCGGAGAATTGGGTACAGCAGAACTTACTAACAAGTACAAGAATGCAACTCCGGGCCAGAGTTCTAATGTGACTGAGGAAAAGAATTTTAAAGTCACATTTGCTCATGAACATCCTGAGGGTGAAAAGAAACATGAGTATGTTGTGAAGGCTAAACATCAGAATGACGCTGACCACAAGGCAATTGCAATGCATCAGAAGGCTCATCCAAATGGAAAGTTTACGATGTGGGATAGTCAGCAGATTCATGAAGATGCAGAGGAAGATATGGCCAAACATCATGATGCCGCTCAAGCAGCAAAGGCTGCCGGCGACAACGATGCGTTCCATAAACACATGGATGCTAAGTTTGAAGTTGCCAAGAAACGGGATGCAGAAAATGCAAAGAAGCCCGTCACTCGTATGGAAGAGGACCTTGAAAATGCGTGCTGGAAGGGTTATGAAGCAATCGGAATGAAGATGAAGAATGGCAGAAAGGTTCCAAACTGCGTACCAAAAGAAGGTGTTAAAGAAGGCACCGAGGAAAGTCTTGATGAATCGGTACACGGAGTCAAGGCTGCTAAGTTCTCTCAGAAAGCCAAACTGAATCCTTCTATCTCAACGCACGTCCGCGCTTCCGATGCACACGCAAAAGCTGCATCGGCGTATGAAAAGAAGATTGCGGCCCATATTAAATCGGGCGGTGAAGCAAGCGAATTGAAGCCACTTGAGACTATGGCAAAAAGCCATAATCGTTCTTCGACACTTCACAAGTTCATGGCACACCGCCTGGTCAAACAGGGGCTTAAGGAAGCCGTAGAAATGGCAGCCGAAGCAGCCGATGAGAAAATAAACCTTAAAATTACTCGTCATTCGCAATTGGCACTCAATGCAGAAAAGCGCGGCGATAAAGCTGCTCAGAAATTCCATTTAGATATGGTAAGCAAGCTGAAGGCTGGCGAAGGTGCAGTAAATGAGGAAGCCGAGCATGACGACGATCAAGAGGAAATCATCATGGCCAAGGGACAGCTCCTTAAGATTGCCGATATGGCCAAGGACCTTGCCGATTCAATGGATGACGAGGATGAACTGGAAGCCTGGATCCAAGCAAAAATTACAAGTGCGCGTGATCAAATGGATGATGTTCATTCCTATGTTGAATACACCCAGGACCTCTATGACGACCAACCGGAAGCAGAGAAGGAATATGCCACCGAACAGGTAAATGAGGATGTTGCTTCTAATAACGATGCAAAGGAACTTGCCCGTATGCAGATGCTTGTCCGTCTTGGCCTCCTTGACCGCCTTAAACTGAATACTGTTACACGTGCGATTAAGAAACTGGATAACAAAATTCCGGTTACGACAACTGCGGAAAAAGATGTTCTCTTTGAATTGCTCCAGAACCTTATTGGAGCCATTAGTTCAGATGAAAGCATCTTTAGAAAAGTCAAATATAACGTTGCCAATAAATCATAATGACTAAAACAGTAGAAACTCAACAACGACTTGATCGGATTGAGTCGAAGATTGACAAGCTTGCCGAGGCAATTATTTCATTGGCCCGTGCCGAAGAAAAACTGATTCAACTTGAAAATGACAAGAAGTTCCTTATGGAGAAAATGCTCAAATTTGAGGAACGCCTACTCCAGGTAGAAAGAAACACCAGCGAGACTGCATCAAGTCTATCCTTTATTAACCGATTCTTCTGGATCGGAATGTCGGCAATCGGTGCAACCGTCATCGGTATGTGGTTTGCCCGCAAATGAAATATAAATATATTTCTCCATGAATCCAAACAGCATTTTATCCGTCGCAGAATCCTACAAACAGATGATTGTTCTTGATGAACAGTTTGATACCATTGAGGAAATGGTAATGGACCTTGCCGAAAAGAACAACGTAGATCCTGAAGTCATTTGGGAAGATTTTGAATCGGTAGATGATACCGAACTCTTCGAGGCTGCAATCGACGCCAAAGGCCATAAAAGTTCTACTGGTGGTCTCACTCAAAAAGGTCGTGACGCATACAATAGAGAGACTGGCAGCAATCTAAAGGCGCCCGTCACAACAAAGCCGAGCAAGCTAAAACCGGGTAGCAAAGCTGCAGGTCGCCGTAAGAGTTTTTGCGCCAGAATGAGCGGCGTCAAAGGTCCCATGAAGGATAAAAAAGGTAGACCCACACGTAAGGCTCTTGCCCTACGCAAATGGAATTGCTAATAAACTCTCCAACAATCAATAGTTAAAAATATGCCAACAATCACTCAGATTATCGCCGATGCCTATCGCAAGATGGTAAATCCTCCACAAGCAGTTGCCCGTCCAAAGTGGGTACCAGCTTCCATTACCGAAGAAAATGTACCAGCATTTGTTCAAGCTGTTACTGAAGCCCGTAAGGCCAATAAGTCCATCGTTAAATTTGATGGTAAGAGATACGGTATTACAGAGGCTTCAGTTTATGATGGTCGCCGTTATGCAGAGCATGAGAATGACCGCCTGGATAGTATTGCTCTTGCTAAGAAAGCTAAGGAAGCTGGTGATCATGCTGAAGCAGCTCGACATACGGCAACAGCTGCAGAACACGCAAAACTTCGTGACAAATATACTCAGAAGGAGACGACGAATGCCGAGGATGATGACAAGTCAAAGAAGATTCAGGACATGGATGCAGAAAATGCACCAAAGCAAGCATCCGATGAGGTTCCTTCCGAAGTCAAGGAAGAGGATGCAGAAGAGATCAAGATGGACAATCATGATGAAAAAGAAAAGGATGCAGAAGAAATGCAGAGAATTGCTGCTTCGGAAGCACCAGGCGACAAACGTGCAGAAATGGCCGAAAAGCTTGTCGGCAATCAGCATAAACTTGACGTGAATAAGAACGGCAAGATTGACGGAGAGGATCTAAAGAAACTCCGTAGCGAAGAGCTTGTCGGAAATCAACACAAGCTTGATGTCAATAAGAACGGTAAAATTGATGGTGAAGACCTCAAGAAACTTCGCGGCGAAGAAAAGGAAGAAGATTCCGAAGAAGAACATCCAGAACCCGATGCAGACAACATGGGTGGTCCAAGCGATCATGACGCCGATAACAAGGGCGAAGATGAAGACGAAGACGAGAAGCCAAAAATGACCGGAGAACAAACCATTGCTTCTGTTGCTGCAACTTATGCTGCAATGGTCAATGAGAACGTTGCAGGAGATCCTCATGCACATAAACTCTCCGCCAAAGCAAATGAGTTAACCGCCCTGGCTCACTCGTCCGGGTCGGACACGCATCATGAGGATGCTCAGCATGCTCACCATCTAGCAGCAGAACACTACCGCGTGTACGCTCACCAACACCACGATCCGATGGTTCGAGGCGCAGCTAATATCCATCATGAATTCCATCGGAGTATGTACAACCATCATATGCTTCATCTTGTTTCGGCGGATCAAGACAGAGAGGCAAGCGATGCAGCAGCGAAACACTACGGAAAGAAATCAGTTGAGGAAGGTACCGCGGCTGATGCTTCAATGGTCAATGAGAATGATGAATATGCAGGAGACAATCCAGCAGATAAACTCCATCTTGATGTTCCTGCCTTCATCCGTGTTCTTGAAAGAGCCCGTGAAGATTTTAAGACCGACGAGGACATTCATAACTTCACCCAACAGCTCATTGCAATGAAGAGCGATTGCATCCGTACTGCAGACCTCCCATCCTCACCTGTGAAGGAAGGTACGGCGGCTGATGCAGAAGCTGGTCCAGAGGTTATGGATCCAGTTACTCAAAAAGCCAAGGATGACACCGATGATGAAACCGAAATTAAAGATGGAGTTCCAGGCGCAGCTCAGGACGGCGGCGATAAGGTAACCCCGGCCGATAAACCAGCTCCAGCCAATTCATCTGCTGCTCTTCCAAAGGTTCCAGTTATTACCGCTCCCGTGATGACAAATGAAAGCATGACAGCAATTATAACTCGTAAAAATTCCGACGGATCGTATGATGAGGTTGGAATGAGCAATAAGACCGTTGTACGCGGATCGCACTCTAATATACTAAAAAAAGCAAAAGAATATGCAAAAGGACCTCACCGTGTTGAATTATTTCACGGGGATCGTATTGGCTACGGTTCACCGCATAAAGTAATCCACTCGGAATAACATAACCGCAAAATAAAAGATATGAAAAACGTGATTGAATCAATTAAAGATTGTTGGAAAGGTATTACTAATCTTTTCAAGGATGAACCAGCATCCTATTATTACAAGCTGGATGAAAAGAATGAACCGGTGAAAGTTTGCACTCCAGGGGATTCAGATTGCCCTAACAAATGTGGGTGCAAACAGACATCGGATTTTACATACGACGAAGAATTCAAGTGCGACGATGCTCCAGTAGTTCTTGACGAAGCGTTGGATCCAGTACCCGAAACTCCAGCACCCAGTGTCAAATCTGTATCAAAAACCGACCTCACAAAAATGTCAAAACTTGAACTTCAGGTTATGGCACAAAATGCAGGAGTCATTCTGACGGGTAAGGAAAAGAAATCTCAGTTGGTCTCAAAACTGGCAAAACATTTTGATCTTTAAAACACACCTTTCATCGTGATAAATAACCACGATGAAAGTATTTGAAGAACTAAATGAAGAGAATTTTTTGTTGTTCGCGGCAAAGAATTATGACAACCCACAATGTCTCGACGTTGATGAGTTTTATGATGACCTATCAAGGTTCAAGTATATCAAGAGACTGTTGAGAAAATATCAGCAGTCGGGTATTGTTCAGGAAAGACTCGTTCTCAACCACATCATTGTTCTCTATAATGTCTTCGGAATCGAAGCCGCAAACCGGATGATCTTTTACAAGATCGAAAAGGAGTTATGGCCCGTTCTAAAGACATTTCTTGTTTATCTCAACTATCTTCCTGAAGCGGATAAGGTAGAAATACCAATGGACGATTATGTAATTTCAATCCTCAGAAAAATCTAACATGGAAACAAAACTTCTACAATCACTAGTTCAACAGTACAACGAAATCGCCGAGGGTTACAACCTTGATAAGAACAATCGCGTTGAACACGATGCCGCATCTGCCGAGTTTGCAAAGCACTATGTTGCCGGACATAAGGGTGATCATTCCACTTCGGCTCCGACTCCGAAACATGAAAAGGACGCCGAACACTTTCATTCAACATATAGCGTAAATCATGTGCGCACTGGATTTGGTGGTTCTGGTACCAGCGTATACCAACATAAAACTACCGGCGATAAGTTTGAAGTAAACCGTACGGCATCCGGTAAAGGTTTCCACGGAACGAACCACAACATTAAAAAGCTGTGAGCAACATTAAAGAAGACGAAGGCGGAGTTGCGGCAAATGTAACGGGAGATAGTTCCACCATGGCAATGCCACCGACATCGGGTGGGCTTATGCGCCGCAAATACAAAGCATTCAATGTTGATTCAAAACTGTTCAATAAATTTGAAAAGGGCAAGGTTAAGTTTGAACACTGGTCCAAGTACCTCGATATGCAAAATGAAGGTCATACCAGCATTTATGAATACGCCAAGAAGAATCCCAACCATGTGATTGTTCTTCGTAATTCGGATAACGGAGCTCTGAGAGCAATCCGCCGACGCTAAAAAGCAAAAATAGCTTGTAGTCTAAGGTGCGTTATGATATACATAACCTACCTTAAACGTATTTTGATGTTTACAAATAGGGGTAGGCAATATACTGTTGTACCAACATTCAAATTAATTAACCCAACAACAAAACTTTAACGACTTATGATTTTTGAAGAACAAATCTCCCGGAAACCCGACTACTATCCTTGGACGCAGGACTACATTGAGGCAATGCAAAATGGTTTTTGGACCCATAGAGAATTCAATTTTCAAAGTGATATTCAGGATTACAGAGTCACTCTGACTCCTCAGGAACGTGAGATTATTGTTCGTGCCCTTTCTACCATCGGACAGCTTGAGATTTCAGTCAAGAAGTTCTGGGCCAAGGTGGGTGAAAATCTTCCGCATCCTACAATCACCGACCTCGGTTATGTAATGGCCAACTCCGAAGTTGTCCACGGTGATGCGTATGAACGCCTCCTGGATGTTTTAGGTATTGATGATTCGTTCGATCGTATTCTTCAAGAGGACATTATTCGCGGTCGTGTTACCTACCTTCGTAAGTACCTCCAGCCATTTACTCCCGACAAGAAAAAACAGTTCGTTTATTCGCTGATTCTGTTCACACTGTTCGTTGAGAACATTGCTCTTTTTAGTCAATTCTATACTATTAGCTACTTTGGTCGTTTCCGCAATCTCCTTAAGGATACCAATAAGCAAGTGGAATATACTTCTCGTGAAGAGAACCTCCATGCCATGATCGGCATTAAGCTCATTAATACGATCCGCGACGAGCACCCCGAGTTATTCGATGCCGAACTCAAAGAGAAAATCATTTCTGAATCACTCCTTGCCATTGAATATGAGTGCAAGATCATTGATTGGATTATGAATGGTTATAGCGTTGAAAGTCTCAACACACCCATTCTCCGAGAGTTCATTAAGAACCGTATGAATGAATCCCTCGTCCAGATTGGCTTTGAAAAGCTGTTTGATGTCAATAAGGAAATGGTTAAGAAAACACTTTGGTTCGATGAACAGATTCTCGGTAACAATATGACCGACTTCTTCCATTCACGTCCTATTGAATACTCCAAGAAGGGGCAGAGCTTCAATCAATCTGATCTATTTTAATTATGAGTTCCACGCAAGAAAAATACTATTGGCTAAACACGCACTCGCGTCAGTTCCTTGAAAGAGGATACCTGAAGGAAGGAATGACTCCGGAAAAGCGTATTCGTCAGATTGCCGACCGTGCAGAGAAACTGTTGGATATTGAAGGTTTTGCCGATAAGTTCGAGGACTATATGGCACGTGGATTCTATTCACTTTCCACTCCGGTATGGACCAACTATGGTAATGACCGCGGTCTTCCAGTCTCCTGCTTCAATTCCCATATTGGCGACAAGATGGAAGTCATCCTGAATAAGGCCGCAGAAGTTGGTATTATGTCGAAGCATGGCGGAGGTACCTCGGGTTACTTCGGAGACCTTCGTGCTCGCGGTACTCCCATCTCTGTCGGCGGTGAATCTTCGGGTCCCGTTCATTTCATGGAACTGTTTGATACCATTGCCGAAGTCATCTCACAGGGTTCCGCCCGTCGTGGTTCCTTTGCTGCGTATCTACCAATCGAGCATCCAGATGTGGCAGAATTCCTTCAGATTCGTTCGGACGGTCATGCCATTCAGAATATGTCAATTGGTATTACCATTACAGACAAGTGGATGGAGTCCATGATTGCCGGTGATAAGGATAAACGTGAGACATGGACGAATGTCATTAAGAAACGCTTTGAGACTGGTTATCCCTACATCTTCTTTACGGATACCGTCAATAAAGGAGCTCCTGCAATTTACAAAGAAAAGAAGCGCAAGATTAATTCAAGCAATCTTTGTTCCGAAATCTGTCTTTCATCCAATGAGGATGAGTCATTCGTCTGCGTCCTTTCCTCTCTGAATCTCCTACATTGGGAAGAAATTAAGGAGACCGATGCCGTTGAGACAATGATCTACTTCCTTGATTCCGTGAACCAAGAGTTCGTGGATAAGACTTCAGATATGAAGTTTATGGAGGCTCCGCACCAGTTTGCAAAGAATCAACGCGCATTGGGTCTTGGTGTTCTTGGCTGGCACTCATTGCTACAGTCCAAGTCCATCGGTTTTGAATCCATTGAAGCCAAACTGCTCAATACGGGCATCTGGCGCGTCATTCGTGAACGTGCCGATAAAGCCACTCTGGAGCTTGGTGCAAAGTTTGGTGAGCCGGAACTCTTGAAGGGTACCGGTCGCCGTAATGTGACCACGCTTGCCGTGGCTCCGACCACTTCATCCAGCTTTATTCTGGGTCAGGTTTCTCCGTCAATTGAGCCATTGAATTCTAATTACTTCGTAAAGAAATTGGCCAAGGGTTCCTTTACCTATAAGAATCCATATCTCAAGGACGTGCTCAAGAAGCACGATAGAAACGATGAGGATACATGGAAGTCAATCCTGACCCATGGTGGTTCGGTACTTCATCTAAAGTTCCTCACGAATGAGGAAAAAGAAGTCTTCAAGACATTCGGTGAGATTTCTCAAAAGGAAATTATTATCCAAGCCTCTGCTCGCCAGAAATACATTGATCAAGGTCAGTCCTTGAACCTTATGGTCCATCCAAAGACCTCTCCGAAGGAAGTAAATCAGCTTATGATCTACGCCTGGGAGAACAAGATTAAGACACTCTATTACCAACGTGGAACGCACCCGGCTCAGGAGCTTGGTCGTAACCTACTTAACTGCGCGTCCTGCGAAGCCTAATGCCTAAAGTACAAATTAATTGCTATTGCTGCGGTTGCACCTCCACCATTTCATTCATAGAGGAGATTGTCGATCCTGATGTGGATGAAGGTGAGGAGGATACTTCGGTAGAGAACTATCCCGAGTATTGCCCAATGTGCGGCAATCATTGCAGCGAAGAAGGCGACATCGACGAGGAATGATAAATAAGCCATTATGTGGCTTCATCATGACTCTCCGTTTGAACCAATTGAATTAGACCCAAAAAAAATTTACGGGTTCGTCTATTTAATAGAGAACCTCGTGAATGGTCGTAAGTACGTCGGAAAGAAACTCTTTTTCTTTAAGGGCTTTAAAACGGTCAAGAAGAAAAAGAAGCGCATCCTTGTTGAGTCGGACTGGAAGACCTATTATGGTTCCAGCAATGCACTTCAAAAGGATTTAGATGAAATAGGCAAAATAAATTTCCGTAGGATTATTCTGCACCTATGCACCAGCAAGAGCGAGTGTTCCTATTTAGAAATGAAGGAACAGGTGGAAAGAAATGCCATTCTCTCCGACGAGTACTACAATGACCAGATTCGTGTAAGAGTGACTCGTGTTCAACTCACAAAGTACCGTAAGTCCTTATTGGTTAATACAGTTGAATAGAGATTCATTATAACGGTTACAGGTTAAATGTAAACCATCAAATAGATGAATTTTATGGTTTACAAGGAGCCGTAATATGGTATGATTGATTCATAATGATACTCATCGACTATTCCGGCATTGCCATTTCCAACATCTTTGCACAAAAAGTTACCGTCTCCGAGGATATGGTACGCCACATGATCCTAAACTCTTTGCGGATGTACAACCTTAAATACCGCAAGGAATACGGTACAATGGTTCTTGCGTGTGACGGTGGTTCATGGCGCAAGGAAATCTTTCCGCAATACAAAGCCAGCCGTAAGACCAGCCGTGACGCCAGTGGGCTTGATTGGAATGAATTCTTCCGCATCCTGAGTGTGGTTCGTGACGAGGTCAAGGAACACCTTCCCTACAAAGTGGTTCATATCCAGAATATCGAAGCCGATGACATCATTGGTACCTTAACCGAAAATCATTGGTACCTCGAGCGCGGGCCCGTCATGATCATTTCTGCCGACAAGGATTTTATTCAGCTCCAGCGGTACCCCAATGTTCGTCAATTCTCCCCTATGACGAAAGCCTTTGTGAAGGAAAACAAGCCTTTTAATTATCTTTACGAGCATATTATGCGTGGAGACAGTGGCGATGGTATTCCCAATGTCCTTTCTCCCGACAATACGTTTGTCGATAAGATTCGTCAGAAGCCTATTTCTACCAAGAAAATCGAGCAATGGATTGCTTCTTATGATAACCTTGATAAGGTAATGGACGAAGCGACCTACCGTAACTTCCAGCGTAACCAAGCTCTTATTGACCTAAACAAAGTACCTCGGGACAAGAAGGCGCTTATTATAAATACCTTTGAATCGGTGAAACCCAATTCAAACGTCCTAAACTATCTTATATCAAAACGATGCACTCAACTTATTGAATGTGCAGAGGAATTTAATTCACTATGAAACTAGAAATCTACGAAATCCTTGAAAAGGCTGCCGCTGCTCCAACGAGAGTGGAGAAAATTAATGTCCTCAAAAAGTATGACTCACTTGGTCTCAGGGATATTCTCCGTGCCGCCTATGATGATTTCATTGAATTTAATCTTCCTCCAGGAGTCCCCGAATACAAATCAAATGTATCAAAGGAAGGTCTCACTCCGACATCACTTCTCCGCCAGACCAAGATGATGACCTACTTTGTAAAGAAGGGTCAGGGAGACAAATTAATGCCGGTCAAGCGTGAACGTATATTTCTTCAAGTGCTTGAAGGTATCCATCCAAAGGATGCAGAGATTCTGCTTGCCGTAAAGGATAAGAAGTTTGCGGGCAAATACAAAGGTCTCACTAAGGCTTTGGTCCAAGAAGTTTGGCCAAAACTCATTGAGCTCTAACACTTTCTTGAAAGGCGCAATTGCGTCTTCTATATCATGTCGGG